ACACACGGTGAAGTTCAACAATGATCTCACCGTGAGTATCAGTGAGCTTGGACGAGATTTGGACTTCTTTAACCTTTCTCGTGGAGAAATGAATCGAGTAATACTGAGTTTGTCATTAGCTTTCCGCGATGTATGGGAAAGTTTGTATCAGCCTATCAATCTGCTGTTTATTGATGAACTAGTAGACAGCGGCATGGACTCAATAGGCGTAGAAAATAGTTTAGGCATCCTGAAAAAACTAAGTCGCGACTCACATAAATCAATATGGCTAGTGAGTCACAAGGATGAACTCTCAGGAAGAGTCAACAATGTTCTTAGGGTAACCAAAGAAAACGGATATACTTCTTATTGTACATCAGTGGATATAAAATAAATCATGGCTCAAACACAGGCATAAGTAAATGATACACGGTAAGCACACACATGACTTGGCTATTTCAAGAAAACATCGTCGAGGAACTGCCCGAGGACTGTGTGGGATTCGTGTATCAAATAACTAATTTACAATCAGGGCGCAAATACATAGGCAAGAAGCTAAGCAAATTCTCTAAAACATCAATTAAAACAGTAAAACTCAAAAACGGCACCAAAAAGAAAAAACGCATCAAATCTAAAATACCCTCAGACTGGCAAGACTATTATGGCTCAAATCAAGACCTTCTTAAAGATGTAATCCAACTAGGCAAAGAAAATTTTAAACGAGAAATAATAAGATATTGTAAATCAAAAGCGGAGTGTAGTTATTTTGAAGCCAAAGAACAATTTGACAGAAGAGTTCTGGAAAGCACTGAATACTACAATGGTCACATCCAACTTCGCGTCCATGGCTCACATATATTAAACAAAATTTAGGCACACATAGACAGTAAGGCTCGCATCGGCTAACTTCGGATGCTCTAGACCTGGACACATGTATCGCAGGGATGGAAATCTTCTCGCTGTCAGGAGTACTCAATGACTATCCTTAACAGGACGACGACTGGATATGCCTTCATAAACCAGTTTCATTGTTTGAAAAGAATTCTTAATCAAGGCTAAAAGACGTAGCAGCGATGCTACACGATGTGTATTTAAGACTAGCGTTTGAATATACATCTGCCGTCAGAAATAAAGACGTGGCTAGAGGTACCGGCTGACCGCCTCGGTAATGCCATAATGCTAGGGTTGTAATCACTCAGATGAAAACTTTTTACTTTGCCCCTCGGACGGGCAAAGTGTGGCTGCTCCATCTAGATGAACCGTGTAAGACGCCGCGTCGCGGCTACAAGAGTTACTTTATTAAACAGTGACTACGTTAGAAAACGATGTTTATAAAAAAGAGTTGATGAGCGACAGCGAATCAACAGGTCTGTGTAACAGACCTCCTTGATATTAAAAAAAAGGCATTCCTGATTTCTTGGTAGTCTCTAGATTACTTTCTATGATTTTGTGTATTATCTTACGATCTTCATCAGACAATAACATGGCATCATCATATGATATGCTGCCTCGCATATACCAACATATTTTTAGAATTTCTTCCTTTAAGGCTTTTGTGTCTCGTTCCATTCGTTCTAAGAAGTGAACGATTTCTTCAGAATTAGTTAGACTCAAAAGCCTTTGTCGAAAAAACGTGCGTAATCAAACTCTATGTTTAATTTAAATTCTGCACTACATGCAGTACACAATGTTGATACTGGCTTAATAGCCACTGCATCAGCAAATTCTTTGATTTTATCTTGAATTAAACGTAGTACAGTGCCGTCAGCGTTGGCATAATACTCTTTGATGAACTGAGGATCAGTAACTTCAACATTACCATCTGCAGTAATAGAAGCTGTACAGTTAGTGACATTATCTAGATTAAACTCGATCATTTTTTGTAAATGACTTTCGTATCTTTTCATGCGCACAGATTCTTCTACATCAGTATCACCTAGCGTCTGAATAAGTCGCTCTTCTTCAAACATGACTGTTCCGGCTTGACTTACTAAGCGATAATTCAGAGGTTTTAACTTGAACGCTAATCCGTGTTTGTCCTTGACAACCTCATTATAGTTTGGTGCTTGTATTTTAGTCAGTACTTCTTGTAGATCAACGTCATAATCATGTTCTTCTTTACATTCAGGACATTCTGCGCTGACAGACATATACTGTCCGTAACTTGCAATTCTGATAGCTATCAGTGTAGAATCTACGTCAATGCTCGGCATTGCCCATGCATTTTTGATATTAGGGCAACAGCTTTCTATCACACTTACAACGCTGGTGCCATTGATCAGCGCATCCGGAGTTCTGAGAACTATTTCGTCTTTGGCAGTCATTGGATAAACTGGAATTTCACCTGTTACAGGAATTTCAATTGCACCGTCTTCCCAAAATTTACCGTTACTAGTGAGTTTTACATATAAAGCTGGTTGTCTGAAATGTTTAGCTAGCGGATTAACGGCTGTTTGAACTGGTATTGCTTGATTCATGACTGTTTTTTTCCTATAAATAGTTGATGCGTACAAATTTATTTATCGGTATAAAACTATGACTCCAGAAGAAGTACAAAAGCAATTAGAAGCATTAGCTAAATCTAGTGAGTTTTTGCGTGATATAATTGAACGTACAAGAGATGCGTATAAAGGTAGTCTAGGGGAACAAGGAGCAAATCAAAAAGCGCTGGAAGTAGTAACTGCTTCCCTTGGTGGATTTGGTAAAAAAATAAAGAAATCCAGTGACGATATCCAAGACTCTATATCTAGTCTTAAAGAAAGTTACAAGAATAATGAACTTACAGCTGATGAACTGAGCAGCGAGCTTGATTCACTTCGACGAGTGATAGCAAAAACAACGGACCCAATTCAAAAAAATGCGCTGATTCAAGCCAAATCTTCATTAGAATCAGCAAACGCTCTTAATAAAGTTAGAGATAATCTCAAAGAAACTTTTGGTAATACCTTAGGCATTGCCGTCACAGGATTTGCCAAGATGATGACCGGAGCTGCTGTTAAAGCGCTCGGTGGCAGTGATGCAATGGATGTAGCTGCAGGCTACATGACAAGCCAAATAGATACTGTCAATTCAGCGTATCAGGCAGGTGCATCTGGACTGACAAACATGGGTACCCAGATGGCCGGAGCAGGCGGCAAAGTAGGTCTACTAGGTGTTGCTGCTACTGCAGTAGGCACAGCAATGGGAGCTTTAAGCAGTCAAGTATCAGAACTAGCTAAAGCTGGTATAGGTTTTATGATGCAGTCTGCTCGAGGTTTCATGCGTGACTTTGACGCAATGAGTCAAGCAGGTGCTATCTATACTGGCGGTATGGATGCTATGATTGACACTGCGGCAGCTGGTGGCATGACTTTAGAACAATTTAGTAAAGCAGTTACAAATAGCAAAGATGCTTTATCTAGCTTGGGTATGGGAGTAGGCGAAGCTAGTAAAAGATTATCAGGTGCAATGAACGCAGGTGGTAAAACAGCCAGAGACAGCATGTTTGCTTTAGGTATGAGTATGGAAGATCAATCTGAGATTTATACCACGGTCATGCAAAGAATGGCTGGTCCAAATCAACGGTTAACTGCTAGTAACGCGGAAGTTGCTGAAGCTGCACAAGCATATGCTCGTGATTTAAAAACATTACAAGAAATAACTGGCGAAGATGTAAAAGGAAAGCGAGACAAGATACGACAAGAAAATGACACATTAGCATTTCAAATTAAACTGTCTCAAATGGATCCTACAAAACGTGCTAATTTAGAAGCTGCTATGGAAGACATGACAGAAAGCCAAAGAAAAGCTCTACGTGAAAACATGATCTATGGAACAGTTATTAGTAAAGATATTGCTATTGCTCAAGCTAGCAATGCTGGTATTCGAGATACTAATAAACAAATAGCAGATGCTGCAAAAGATGGTAGTTTAAATGCTGAAAAAACAAGAAATATTCAAAAATCAAATAGAGCAGCAACTGAAAAAGATGCAAAAAATTCTATTAGTATAGCAATGGGAACAGGTGAAGCTGCAAAAGACGCATCTAAAGTTATTTTAGAAAATTGGCAATATCAAGAAAAATTTACAAAAGAAGCAGTAGCTGCAGCCGAAGGAGCAATAAAATCACAAACAGACGCCGGCGCATCAGGCACAGATACAGCAACAAATCTAAAAGAATTGAATCAAAAGTTTGCAACAGACATGCAACAGTTAGCAAAAGATAATCTAGCTTCGTTTGCAACAGCTCTTACTACTACATTTAACGACATACAAAAAAGTGTAAAAGCACTAGCTAGCGGTGGTGTAAAAGCAGCAGATCTCATCGATAAGAATATGTTGTTATTAATAGCAGCTCAAACAGTTCCAGCAATATTAGCGTGGGCTGCTAAATCTCTTTTTGGAAAAAAATCTGCCAAAGAAGTAGCAGGTGGTGTTGCTGGTGCTGCTGAATCAGCAATCGAAAGTAAAGCAGCAGGTAAAGCAGGTAAAGCATTAGAAGGATTAGAACGTAGTTCTAAAGGATTAACCAAAAGCTCAGGTGGAGTAATCAGTGGTTTCTTAAAAGGGCTAGGTTCAGGACTTAAAGAATTAGGTAACCCAAGAAATCTACTAGGTATAGCTGCGTTAGTTGGAATCGGTGCTTCAATGGTTGTTGCATCAGCAGCATTCAAACAATTCTCTGATATATCATGGGAAGGCGTTACTAAAGGTTTGGCAGCTATCGCAGGTGTCGGTGCACTCGGTGCTCTTGCAGGACTTGTCGGTCCTGCAATCGCGATAGGTGCTGGTGCGTTAGGTCTACTAGGTGTTTCTATAGCAGTACTAGGCGAAGCATTAAAAGGTTTTCCAACCGGTGGTATAGACATTATCATGACAGGTTTCAAAAAACTTGGTGATATAGTTGCACCGGTGTTCAAAAATATTGGTAAAGTAATAGGCGATGTAGTAGGATCCATCAGCAAAACATTTGAACCAGTGATTAAAGTGTTTTCTGATTTATGGGACAGTAGTAAGCAGATATTCAGCGGCTTATGGGATACTATTTCTGCACCATTCAAAGGACTTCCAAAAATAATATCAGGTATGTTGGAATCTACCAAACAAACATTTGGTGAACTATGGTCGTTTACCAAAGAAACATTCAGCGGCTTATGGGATACTATTTCTGCACCATTTACAGGTTTTCCTAAACTTGTGTCTGATTCAATAGACTCAGCATTAAGTTATGTCGGGGGTCTTTGGACATCAATCAAAGAAACATTCAGCGGCATAATGGATACTATTTCTATAACATGGATCAACATGCCATTGATCGTTGATGATGCGATAACTTCAGTAAAAAATTATCTTGGCGGTCTTTGGACATCAATTCAAGAAATATTCAGCGGAATATATGACGCAATTTCTCATCCATTTGATACTCTGTCTACACTTGCATCTACTGTGTTTGATAGTGTAAAAAGTGGTGCTAAAGCTGTCGGTGACTTCTTTGGTGAAGTATTCAGTATAGTAGGTTCAGTGATTAGCGGTGTATTTAATACAATAAAAGATGCAATTTCTGGCGCTTGGGATTTCATTAAAAATATAGGCGAACAGATAAAAAATCTATTTGGCGATGTAGCTGCCGGAGCTAAAAAGATATTTGGATTTCTCACAGGCAGCAAAGAAGCAGACCAGCCAACTACTACTGCAGGCAAAGACAATAAAGAATCCTCATCAGAAGCTACAAAATTGTTTTCTGAGGCAGTTAATAAGTTTAGTATTGCTGTAGATAAAATGGTAGCAAATAATCCATTCGCTAGTATGACTGCTAATCCTGCTACTGGTGGTGATTTTGCACGAGTAGATAAACAACAAATAACTAAACAAGATATTCAAGACTTAATCGCCGCAATACAAAAGACTAGCGCACAACCTGCAGCAGGCACTAAAAACGCTGATATACTTGATACGATGCGGAGTGGACCTCTAGCTACTGATGCAGCAGATGCTACATCTGCTATGAATAAGATGATGTTAGAACATCTACAAAAACAAAGTGCAGCACAAGAAGAAATGGTTTATCACTTGAAAGCGCATAAAGATATCAGTAAGAAGATGTTAGATGCATCATGGTAATAAAATAAACAAAGAGTCTAATTTTATAAAACAGTAAAAAACTAATTTCAGTGTTAAGTTACAGTAATAATCGCTAGTGCGATAGATCTGTTTATAAATCAATGGTTTTTCAAGAAAAAGAAACTACCATTGGATATTCATACACTTACTGTAAGACTCGGTTCAACAGACATAAATTTCAAAAACATAAGCTAGTATCAGAAAGATTTGTATAAATTTAAATGAATGACAAATTATGCGGTCAGACCAGAAAGGAATAACAAACTACTAGTTAAACCCTATAAATAAAGGATAAGGTGCAGTTTAATGAGTTGGAAAAAATATTTTAAAACTAGTAACATGCCAGGACAAGTAAGTCCTATCGGTAGTGGAACTTCTTCCTCGCCAGATGCAGGTTATCGAAATTTTGCCAGTACACTTCCTGAAGTTTATATAGGCCACCCTAATCGTATCGAACGCTATAACCAATACGAACAAATGGACATGGACTCAGAAGTTAACGCTGCACTAGATATTTTAGCTGAGTTTTGTTCGCAAAAGAATAATGATAATCAGACACCTTTTGACATATATTTTCATGAAAAACCTACCGATAATGAAGTTAAAATTATCAAAGACGAATTACAACAGTGGGTTAGTCTGAACCAGCTCAACAAGCGCATTTTTAAGATCGTAAGAAACACTTTGAAGTACGGCGATCAAGTTTTTATTCGAGATCCTGAAACCTTCAAGCTATTTTGGACAGAAATGAGCAAAGTCACCAAGGTGATTGTAAATGAAAGCGAAGGCAAAAAGCCGGAACAGTACGTAGTCAAAGACTTAAATCCTAACTTTCAAAATCTTACGGTTACTGCAGTTAGTACATCAGACACATTTGTCAATCATCCGCAAGTTGGCGGCCCTAGCGGTGCATATGTTCAACCACGTACTCCTTACAGTGGTGGTTCTAGATTTAGTCATGCTCAAAATGAAGCAGTTATCAATGCTGAACATGTTGTGCATATTAGTTTGACAGAAGGATTAGATATATTTTGGCCGTTTGGTAATAGCGTGCTTGAGAATGTTTTTAAAGTATTCAAGCAAAAAGAATTACTAGAAGATGCTATCATCATTTATCGCGTTCAGCGTGCGCCAGAACGAAGAATGTTTAAAATCGATGTTGGTAACATGCCAAGCCATATGGCAATGGCATTTGTAGAACGCATTAAAAATGAAATCAGTCAGCGCCGTATTCCTACACAAACGGGCGGCGGCGCAAACATGATGGATGCTACATATAATCCATTATCCACACACGAAGATTATTTCTTTCCACAGACAGCTGATGGCCGTGGTACCAGTGTAGAGATCTTGCCAGGAGGACAAAATCTAGGTGAAATCACAGATTTAAAGTTTTTTACTAACAAACTGTTTAGAGGCTTAAGAATTCCAGCTAGTTATCTGCCTACTGGCACAGACGACGGTACTCAAGCTATCAGTGATGGTAAAGTTGGTACAGCGTTGATACAAGAATGGCGTTTTAATCAGTATTGCACACGCTTGCAAGCTATGCTCATAGATAAGCTTGACACAGAATTCAAGATGTTTATGAGATGGCGCGGTATTAATATTGATGGTCAATTGTTTGAGTTAATCTTTAACCCACCGCAAAACTTTGCACAATATCGTCAAGCAGACATCGATAGTGCTAAAATTAGTACTTTTACACAACTAGAACAATTCCCTTATCTTAGCAAACGTTTTTTGATGAAGCGTTATCTAGGTTTGAGTGAGATGGAAATGGCTGAGAACGAAATCATGTGGTCAGAAGAACAAGGAGAATCAGCAGACTCAGCAGTAAATCAAGCGCAACTACGTAATGTTGGCATCACACCTGGTGGAATTCAGAGTGATCTTGAAGGCATTGGCGAGATGCCGACCGCTGAAACGCTACCACCAGAAGCAGGCGGTGAAGCGGGTGTTGAAGCAGGCTCACCGCCGCCGCCAGAAGCAGCGCCAGGCGCTAGCCCACCTGGCGTAGGATAAACATAAATAAAACTATGTTTATAACCGAAATGTTTGATGACGCTAAGATAGGGTATCAATCTGAGACCGACGACCAAAGTGTCTTAAAATTGACTGACATGAGAAAAACGCGCCTCACTCTGCAGCATTTGAATAGATTACGTCAAGCTAATGACGTAAGAAAATTCGAACATGAAAAAAAAATAGAAATAGTTAAGAAACAATACGCTGCGCCAGCAGCTGCAGGACCTGGTATGCCGGGTGGATTATGATTTTCTATAAAAATCCTCAAAAAACATCTATTTAACGCCGTATTTTTACCAGTTTTGTAAATACTTTACAAATGACTTTATATTAAAGGAGTTACCCTATGAACAAATACGAAAAGTTGATCGAACATATCATCAACGATAACGAACAAGCAGCCCGCAAGCTGTTTCACCAGATTGTGGTGGAAAAATCTCGCGACATTTACGAAAGTCTTATGGACGAAGAAATGGGTGGAAATCAGACTGAAGAAATGGTTGATGACATTACCAATGAAGTAGAAATGGACGAAGAAGGTCTAGCTGAAGCTGATGAAGAATTTGGTGATGAAGAAAACGGTGAAGAAGAATTTGATCTAGATTCTACAGATGACGATGAAGTTGCTAGTGACCATGATGAAATGGGTGACGAAGATCTAGAAGATCGTGTAATGGATCTTGAAAGCGAACTAGAAGAACTTCAAGCTGAATTTGCTCGTTTAATGAAAGGCGAAGAAGGCGAAGAAGCTGAAGAGGCAGAACATCCTGGCATTCATGACATGGATGGTGCTGACTCTGAAAACGAATTTGATTCAGAAGAAGATGAAGGCGAAGAGGAAGAAATGGATGAAGATGAAGAGCTTGATGAAGCCAGACTTTCTTACCGTGATTCAACTAGCCAAGTTGACATGATGCGTGAATATGTAGAAAAAGTAAAAGATTTCTACAAGAATGACGCTACAGAAGGAGAAAAAGTTGGCGCTCCTTCCTCAGACAAGACAGTAAATGTAAACAAGAAGAGTGCAATTGCTGGAAAGAATGACATGGGTGGTACAGCAAGCAATATTGTTCATGGTGGAGCTAATGAAAGCCCAGATGGCAAGCAGTTCAAAGAACCAAGCAACGAATACAGCAAGAAGCGTGGTGATCTGCCTGGCGCTGGCAAGTTCCAAAATGTACCTGGAAAAAATGCTAAGCAAGAAATGACTGGCAAATCATATGAAAAAGCCCGTGAAAAAGAAGGTAAGACTGTTGGTGCTAATGGCTCTGTTCCGGTAAACAAGAAGAGCGAAATTGGCGGAAAGGTTCGATAAGGTAAGTTGAGATGTCGTTACTGCTAAGAGAACATCTTACGTTTGATAAAGCCCAGATCAAAGTAGTTCTGGAAGAATCACACGATGGAAAAGGTGGAAAAGATCTTTATATGGAAGGGATATTCATTGAAGGCGGCGTTAAGAACGCAAACCAACGTGTATATCCTGTTAACGAGATCAAAAAAGCAGTCGAACACATTAATGGTCAGTTGACAGAAGGTTACTCGGTGCTAGGTGAAGTAGATCATCCAGATGATCTTAAAATTAATCTAGACCGAGTTAGTCATCTGATTCAAAAAATGTGGATGGACGGACCAACTGGTTGTGGAAAGCTAAAGATTCTACCAACTCCAATGGGAAAACTGATTGAAGCGATGTTGACATCTGGCGTTAAGCTTGGTGTTAGCAGTCGCGGTTCAGGTCAAGTAAATGAAAGCAGCGGCAATGTCAGTGATTTTGAAATCATCACCATAGACATTGTTGCGCAACCATCTGCTCCACACGCATATCCTAAGGCTATCTACGAAGGACTTATGAACATGAATGGCGGACAGAAACTTTTTGGCATAGCAAAAGATGCTAGCGCTGATAAAAGAGTACAAAAGTATCTTGAAAAGGCAGTGGTAAGCCTAATCAATGATCTAAAAATAAGGAGATAACCAATGCTAGATGCTATCAAATCGTTGTTAGACAACGGCATCATTAACGAATCTACACAGCAGGCTATCAATGAAGCTTGGGAAACCAAGCTGAATGAAGCACGCGAGGAATTGCGTGTTGAGCTTCGTGAAGAATTCGCTGGCCGTTATGAGCACGACAAACAAGTGATGGTTGAAGCTCTAGACAAAATGGTCACCGACAGTCTTTCTGAAGAAATTCAAGAATTTCAGGCAGACAAGCGGGCTCTGGCTGAAGATCGTGCGAAATTCAATATTCGTATGATGGAAAGCGCACGCAAGTTCAATGACTTTATGGTCAGTAAACTTGCAGAGGAAATCCAAGAACTACGCGCAGATCGCAAAGAATATCAGAATAGCCTTTGCAAGCTAGAAGAATTTACGACTCGTGCGTTAGCTGAAGAAATCCAAGAGTTCGAACAAGACAAACGAGCAGTTGTCGAAACTAAAGTAAAACTAGTGCGTGAAGCTAAATCAAAAATGGCTGAAATGCAAAAGACATTTATTGAACGTTCGGCTGAATTGGTTCGTGAAGCGGTGGCAAATTCACTAGAGACTGAATTGACTCAGCTCAAAGAAGATATTCAAATTGCTCGTGAGAACATGTTTGGACGTCGTATTTTTGAAGCGTTTGCAAATGAATTCAGTGTAACACACTTGAATGAAAATAAAGAAATCGCTCGTATGCGTACTCTACTTCAAAAGCAAGAAAAAACTCTTGTTGAAGCACGCCGAGTTACAGAGCAGAAATCTAAATTGATTGAAAATAAAGAGCGTGAGATCCGTGTGATCAAAGAAACAGCAGAGCGCAAAGAAACAATGAGCAAACTGCTTAAAACATTAAACTCAGAGAAATCAGCCGTGATGGGCCAACTTCTCGAATCAGTGCAGACCCATAAGTTACAGGCTGCATTTGACAAGTATCTACCAGCTGTTCTTACAAATGGCACAAGAAAGCCAGAAGTTGTAAAAACTTCTGTTCTTACTGAAAGTCGTGTAGAAGTAACTGGTGATAAAACTGCTAAGAGCGAAGTCGATGACAGTAACGTCATTGAACTGCGTCGCCTAGCAGGGCTAAAGTGACTAAACCCTAAATAGGAGAAAATTAGAAATGAAACAAGCACTTTTAGAAAGCCGTTGGGGCGAAACCAAAGAAGCCCTGCTTGAAGGCTTAAATGGTTCCAAGAGAACCACAATGGGTGTTGTCCTCGACAACACTCGCAAGTATCTAGCAGAAAACGCCACAGCCGGCGCTACTGCTAGCAGCAATGTTGCTACATTAAATCGCGTGATTCTTCCCGTGATTCGTCGCGTCATGCCAACTGTTATTGCTAACGAAATCGTTGGCGTGCAGCCAATGACTGGTCCAGTAGCCCAGATCCACACCCTACGTGTTCGCTATGCTGACACAGTAAATGGCAGTGGTGGCGCAACTGGTACTACAGCTGGTGACGAAGCTCTCAGCCCATTCAAGATTGCCACAGCTTATTCAGGATCTGCAACTGGTTATGGCCAGACTACAGCCACTCTTGAAGGAACTGCTGGTAATCGTATCAATGTCCAGATCTTAAAGCAGGTCGTCGAAGCTAAGACACGCAAGCTCTCAGCTCGTTGGACTTTTGAAGCTGCTCAGGATGCCCAGAGCATGCACGGTCTTGACGTTGAAGCTGAAATCATGGCTGCTCTAGCTCAGGAAATCACTGTTGAAATTGACCAAGAAATCCTAGGCTCATTGCGCGCTCTATCTGCTACAGACTATGCTTATGACCAGAGTGCTGTGTCCGGTACTGCTACATTTGTTGGTGACGAACACGCTGCCCTAGCTGTTCTAATCAATCGTGCTGCTAACTTGATTGCTCAGCGCACTCGTCGTGGTGCTGGTAACTGGGCTGTTGTTTCACCTGCTGCACTAACTGTGCTCCAGAGTGCTACTACTTCAGCTTTTGCTCGCACTACTGAAGGTACATTTGAAGCTCCAACTAACACTAAGTTTGTTGGTACACTAAATGGTGCCATGCGTATCTATGTTGACTCTTATGCCAATGACTCAGCACCTGTTCTAGTCGGCTACAAGGGTTCAAGCGAAGCTGATGCTGCTGCGTTCTATTGCCCATATATCCCACTGATGTCTTCTGGCGTCGTGTTGGATCCAAGCACATTTGAACCAGTGGTTGGCTTCATGACAAGATATGGCTTCGTGGAATTGACCAATACTGCCTCAAGTTTAGGTAATGCTGGTGACTACGTGTCTGAAATCTCAGTCGCAAACCTCAGCTTCCAGTAAGATTAAACTTACAAAAAGCAAAAAGAAAAGCCCACTTCGGTGGGCTTTTTCTTGGCTAGTTTTATGATAGATTAAACTTGGTTTTGATGAAAAATTATCAGAATCTGATATAATGATTAACTTAAAATTTGATAGAATTTGGGATTGCGGAAATAAGGTATTCACGTATACACAAATAATCAAATAAATAATTAAAAGGAATCAAAATGAAAGAAACTGAAATTGCTGAAGTTCTGGAAGACGGCACAATACACTTATTTGATATGGATGTATGCAACCAGGTGGCTGATGAAACGATAGATATGCTGCTAAACAAAGAAAATCAAATGTTGAAATATGACTTTACAGCCACAGTGTTTAGTCTTTTTAGTCGAGCAGTTCACATACTAACCAGTTCAGGTTGGAGTACTGAAGAACTGATCAATGAAGTCATAGATCATTCAGAAGCAGAAGATGCTGATGATTTTGATTGCGATCATGAAGATGGGCAAGACTGAATATGCGTTTCTCCGAGATGACAATGCGCGGCCCAGATTTATCTAAACAAGCTCAAGATTTTGTCGATAAATATCAAGATCATTGGAAAAAACACGGAAAATATATTGCTGATATAGAAAAATATCGTGTATTACAAGATAGAATTTATTATTCGCTGTGGAACAATGATGAACAAATAATAGCAGCAGTAGCATTGTATAATGCAGACAATACAGTAGACGATGCATGGGTTCATCCTGCTTATCGTAACCAAAAAATATTTTCAAAAATATTATGGTTTTTTAAAACTAGATTGAATAAAACTCCACTTCTACTCGGGCAAGTGCATTCAAACATTATGCAAGAAGTAATTAAAGGCTTAAGTAGATTTGAAAAAAATTGGTTCAATGTCAGAACATTAGAAAAGAAACCGTTTTCTTTAGAGACACTGGATGATTTTTATAGTTGGGGACAAGTTACTCCGTGGCGGTTGATGTTAGAAAACGCAGGCGATTTCTCTGAATGGCCTATGTTTAGTGGACAAGGATTCGTTCTCGAAACATACGAAGGCTATATCGATTAATCTAAAATTGCCATAAATAGTATTGTTCTCATGAACTCCCGGAGTCGCCACTCCGGGTAGCTTAGAACGCTATACAGGAGAAATTAAATGGCAAAATTAAAAATTACAAATACTGATTCTAGTAATCAGATTCATGATCGTTATACCCAACCTCAGTATATAAACGGTGCATATACCGGCGGTACAGGTGGCAAAACTAATCAAACAGGTCGTCAACTTTCACCAAACGTAAAAGTTGGTACCAACAGTGCTGCTGCGGGCAGTATTATAGCCCAAAAAGGCTCACATAAGTTTCGTGTTTTGGATACCACTGGAGCAGCAGGTAATCAAGGAACCTGCACACTAGTTAATCTTCCAGTTCCAACTGCATCAAATACAATGAGTTTGAAAATTACTCTATCAAGTGCTACCAGTGCTAGTTTAATAGCTTGTAACAATTTTAGTGTAACAACTAGTTTCGTTACATACACAACTAGTAGTGCTACTGGACCTGTAGCAGTGCCACGAGTCGGCGATTATATCATGGGATTGCCAAGCAGCCCAAATATTGCAGCCACTGGTGCTCAGGTCACTTCAATTATTTCGTCAGGACCAACTGCTAATATCGCTATTGCAGTAACAGGTCAGACAGCATCTTCAACTGGATTAACTGTATATAATACAACTTATGCAAGTAAGATAAACAACAAGTTTGTTTGGGATTGGTATACTAACGGAAATCCAGATTCAACAAATGGTACTATCACATTCTATACAAGTGGATATAATCCAACTCGTTTCTTGTATCATTTGGCTGCACCAGATACTACATATGTTCAGGTTGATTATAACTAAACTTGCTGATTTAATAGCATGACACAGATTGAAAGCAGCTTCGGCTGCTTTCTTTTTGGAAAAATAATATCCAGACTTATGCTAAATATAGAATAAAGCAGGATTCTGAGGATGTCAACAACGAAACGTATCTCTGGCACTTACACTATACAGAGTATAAACAGCACTGACAATATAAACATCAACACTAATCAGTTGACGATAAACGGAAACTTATTGGTAATCGGTAACACTACCACGATTGATACCAACCAGGTTAATCTATTTTATTCAAATATTATGCTTAATACTGGCGTGAGTCCAAGTAGTCCAGCTAATCCAATTGGTGCATATATCTTTAATGATAGAGGTACAACTGGCGCTAATGTTGCAATAAGATGGAATGAAACATCAACAGCTTGGCAGTTTACAAATGATGGCGTTACATATAATAATATAGGTTCTACTAGTCTTACCGCAAACCTTGATATAAAAAATTATACAATTTACAGCAGCACAGTAGCTAATGTAGCGTTTGATAGCAATATTTCAATAAAAAATACAACAACTGCGCCACCAGCAGTCAGTGGATATAACGTACTTTATGCACAAACACCTAACAGCGGTGGTTCTGGATTATATGTGACTAACTCAACTGCAACAGATGAACTAGCGACCAAAAGCGCCGCTATAAAATACAGCATTATTTTTGGATAGGATAAAATTAAATGGCTATACAGAATTCAATATTAACAAGCTCCGTCGCTGCAAACGTATACGCTGCTACTGTTAACTCAGCAATAACAACGATTCATTTATGCAATTTTAGTACTGGTACAGTTTCTGTAAATGTATATGCTGTCACTGGATCTGGTGTAGTTGCTGGAACAAATAACATACTATATTCAAATCTCAGTATAACATCTTACAATACATATGTTATCTATGCTGAAAAATTTATTTTAAATGCCGGAGATAGTATAAGAGCAAATGCGTCAGCTGGTTCATCAGTTAGTGCTGTCGTAAGTTCGATAGGAATTTAATTATGGGAAAATTGGTAAAAAATCCAGACATTGCACCAGGAACTCTCGGCGTAAGATTGCCAATTGCTACTACGTCACAGAGTGATTCGCCTGTTAATGGTGTTATTAGATTTAACTCTACAACTAGTAAAATTGAATTTTATTATAATAACGCATGGAATCAAGTAGCTAAAATCGGCTCAGTACAATTAGTAGTAGATGACCTAGTAGGCGACGGTTCGCAGCAAAATTTTACAATGAGCCAAAGTGAATCAGACGCGACAGCGATAATTGTAACAATAGGTGGTGTATATCAGTTACCAACTACCAGTTACACAGTGAGTGGCACTACCATAAGTTTTACCAGTGCACCACCTGCACCTAGCATGCCAAGTAGCCCAAATAGAATTAATATCATACATAATATCAACAGCACTAATGCTGTGTGACAGGTGAACAATGGCAATCGGACGTATATCAGGACCGATGCTTTATGGCGATCTAGATCGCCAAGGCATTAATTTATCTTTTGACGGTACACTTCTCTATCTAGATGTAACTAATCGTAGAGTAGGTGTCAACACCACTAGTCCTGCTTATGCATTAGATATCAATAGTAACGTCAGATTAGCAAGTCTAGTAGTCAACGGTAACACAATCACTAGCCAACTTGGAAATATTGAATTATCTAGCACCGCAAACATCAGCGGTTATCTGATTGTTTCTAACACGACATCAAGCATAAGTTCTACAACTGGTGCACTAGTTATTAAAGGTGGCATGGGAATAACTGGTAACATCAATATCAGTGGCTCATCGGGCAATGCGATTGTAACGACTGCGAACGTATATGTAGGCAATCTTTCTGCGACCCAAGACGTAGCTGTTTTAGGAAATGTAACAGCTAATTACATATATGCTAAGAATGCGATGATAGACAGAGGCTATGATCAATCAAATTGGGATCTACTAACTACAATGGGCACATATCTGGTAAATAGAGTTAGTTGGTCAGGAACATCCAATACTCCAACTGAAACTTTAAATTTCACTGGATTATTGGAAGTATTGAATACACAAGACTCAGCAGTAGTGCAGAACTATAGGCCGTATGATGCTAGTACAGTTGACAATAACTACTGGACACGAACAAGATTCAACAATACTTGGACTAATTGGGTAGAAATAATCAATAGCTCTGGTAATATGGATGGTGGCAGCTACTAAAGTAGGATAACAAGGAATAAACGATGGCAAATACGATTTTACTTAAACGCAATGCAGTAGCAGGCACAGCACCAGGTGCTGGATCAATAACAGCTGGTGAGCTTGCATATAATACCGCAGATGGTAGATTATATTCTAAACTAACTTCAGGTTCAATCACCGAACTGACCATCCAAGCGTATAGCACTGCTAACATTACTGCTAATGCTACCAGAGGCAATGTAGGGTGGGATCTGACCAACACAGGTGTATCATCCGGGCAGTTTGGTAGTGGTTCGCAAATTCCTGTTGTAACAGTAGATATTAAAGGTCGGGTTACAAGTATTTCTACAACAGCAGTGACTATAGGTACTACTAATAATTCTAATGTTGCATATTATGCAAATATTATACCAGTTTCTACAAACCAGTCATATTATCTGACATTTGCAAACTCATCGACAGCTTCAAACTCGACTATCAATGTCAACTCAGGTATCACGTTTAATCCTGGAACTAGTATATTAACAACCAGTGGTAACATAGTCACCAGTGGTAACTTTTTATCTACTGCAGCGACAAACATAACTGCAAATAACGGTGCATTTTCATACGGCACCTTAAGTTATTCTGATAGTAATGTTCTGGCTTCGTTCTCGTCAAGTGTGAACGGCTATAATCAAATGATTTTGCAAAACGTCAATAACGGCGCTGCAGCATCAACCAACTTCAACGTATCAAACGATCGAGGCAACGCTACATATTATTACGGAGAGTTTGGTATGAACAGCAGCCAGTTCTCAGGGACTGGACCGTTCAGCTCGCCAAATAATGTGTATCTTGCCTCTGCTAGCAGTGATTTAGTAATAGGTACATATGCAAGCAATGCTATAAAATTCGTTGTGAACTCAGGTTCAAGCGAATCAGTAAAGATTGACACAAACGGTAATTTAGTTGCAGCATCAGGAACTATAAGCTCATCAGTATCAACTGGTGCACTGGTTGTAGTAGGTGGTGCAGGCGTAAGTGGCGCTCTGTATGCAGGATCTGTCTATGATAACGGTGTAAGAGTAGTAAGTACTTCGACCGGTGCTGGTAACTTATCAATTACTGCAGGCGGTATATCATTGCCTGCAACTGGCGGAGCAGGTACATTTGGTTCTGCCTCACAAGTGCCAGTTTTCACTACTGATGCTTACGGCCGCGTAACAGGCACAACCAATACATCAATCAGTATCGGTGGCGGTCAAGTAAACGGTGGCACAGTTCCAACTGCTAACGCAGCTATATACGCACAAACTACTGCGTATACCACACAAACTTTCTATCCTACATTCAGCAATATTGCTGGTGGCAATACAGCTCTTGGTGTAAACTCAGGTTTGACATTCAATGCCACTAGTGGTAACTTAACTTCGCCATCAGGTCTAGTAAGCACAACTCTTTGGGGTGCAGTCGCAGCTACCACGGCAAATGTAAGTGGTGTATCTATACTCAATGGCAACGTAGTTGCTGCATCAGGTACAACTAGTAGTTCAACTACTACAGGTGCACTTGTTGTAGCTGGATCAGGCGGTTTAGGTGTAGGTGGTGCTATCTATTCTACCACTGCTAGAATAACAAGCGCAACAGATTCTACTAGTATTTCTACTGGTGCACTAGTAATACAAAATGGTGGTTTAGGTGTGCAAGGCAATGTGTGGATTGGTGGAAATCTTTATGTTGGAAACATTGTAGCGACTACATATTCACAACTTCAAATAAACGATCCATTGTTATACTTGACAGCAAATACACCGCAGCCCTATATCTATGATATTGGTTTGTACAGTCAATTTGTAGGCGGATCTCAAAATACATACGGGCATACTGGAGTTGTCAGGCAGCAATCTGGTAATGCATGGGTATTCTTTAGTAATGTACAATCTGAGCCATCGAATACGATAAACTGGGCAGACCCAGGGCTTATTTATGACGCAATTAAATCAGGCGACCATAATATTGCAAACACAACTGTCAGCACCAGTACAACTAGCGGTGCATTAACAGTAGCAGGTGGTACAGGTATTGCAGGTCGATTAAATGTAGGTGGAAATATTGTTGCTGCATCAGGCACAGCCAGTGTTAGCTCTACAACTGGTGCTTTAGTAATTTCTGGTTCTGGTGGATTAGGTGTAGGTGGTGTAATAACAGCAGGTGGTAACATAGTTGCTGCAAGCAGCACTGCTAGCACTAGTACAACAACAGGTGCACTAGTAGTCACGGGTGGTGTTGGTATCAGTGGTGCAATCTATAGTGGCACTACAATAACTGCAGCTGGAAATATTGTTGCTGCATCAGGCACAGCCAGTGTTAGCTCCACAACTGGTGCTTTAGTAATTTCTGGTTCTGGTGGATTGGGTGTGGGTGGTGTAATAACAGCAGGTGGTAACATAGTTGCTGCAAGCGGCACTGTTAGTACAGGAACAACCTCAGGTGCACTAGTAGTCACGGGTGGTGTTGGTATCAGTGGTAGATTGAATGTTGGTGGTAATATTGTCGCTGTCAGCACCACCTCAGCTATAAACTCCACCGACGGTGCGCTGGTAGTATTGGGGGCAATAGGTGTAGGTAGTAGCTTAGGTAGCGGCAATGCGATCGTAGTAAACAGTGCTACAAATATAGTTGATACTTTGAATAGTGTTTATCTTAAAGATTCAGTTACTATTGATGGTGGAACATACTAGTAAATAGTAAATATTGTCGGAGATAATTTATCTCCGACAAGTCAGTTATTACTGACTAAGAGTTCCTTATTAGGATGAAAAATGGCAAATACGTTATTATTAAAGAGATCTTCGGTCGCAGCAAAAGTGCCTGCACCTTCGAGTTTATCTTTTGGTGAACTTTCATTAAACTATAATGACGGTGTTCTGTATTATAAGAACAGCAACGGGTTAGTTTTCCCGGCGAATGCGACCATTGCCAATGGTACAGTAAATGGCATACCTTATCTAACAAGTTCAAACACATTAGCTACCAGTAGTTCACTTAAATATGACTCAGCCACTGGCAACATAGTAGTAAGCAGTGGTACAATCAGCACTAGCACAACCACTGGTGCAATAGTTATCACAGGTACAGGTGGATTAGGCGTTAGCGGTAGAATATCAGCTGCCAATGTGGTATCTAGCAGCGGCTATTTCTGGTCCAATGGTACAGCTTATAGCTCAGGCACAGGCTCAGGTTTAGTATACACTGCAGCGACATCTCCGCCGTCTAGTCCTAACAAAGGCGATCAATGGTATAACACAACTACTAATATCCTTTATGAATATATCACTGATGGTACCAGCAATTTCTGGTTAGATATCGAAAGTCCAACATTTACCAGCAACACTTATTTCTATTCAAATGCACTGACACTAACAGGCAACTTGAATCTCAGCAGCACCAGTAATATCTATATTGGTGGTTATCAAGCTACCATGGGGCCTATTATATCAGCGTATGGCAATACAGCTACTACATTGTCATCAGGAACATGGACTAAGATTACGATTGACACAGTTGAATACGACAGTCATGGCGCGTTTGATAACACCACAAACTATAGATTTAGACCAAATATCGGTGGATGGTATCAAGTAAATGGCAACTACAGTATATCTTCTTATGCTAATCAAAACTATTCTACTGGCCAGTTTGTTGCACTTTATAAAAACAGTTTAGAGTTTAAACGAAGTGCCAGAATACAATCAAATGTTTCTGGTGTGGGCACAAACGTATCCAGCTTGTGTTACTTCGATGGTGTAACAGACTATGTAGAAATGTGGGGACTTCAAGGCACTGGCAGTTCTTATACTACAGAATCTGGTAGTGTATATGGCCCTATATTTAACTCAACATTTGTCAGACCAACCACTGTGAGTTATGTGCCGTCATGGTTATTGCTCGTGGGTGGCGGCGGCGGCGGCGGCCAGAACTGGGGCGGCGGCGGTGGTAGTGGCGGATATATTGAAGGTAACACTGCACTGGTCAAAGGCGCTACATACACCATAACAGTAGGTACTGGCGGCAATGGATATACAGCTGGCAGCCAAGGACAAGGATCTAATGGCAACCCAAGTAAAATAGTAGGACCAAAATACAGCATCAACGATGCACAAACACTGCAAGCCGACGGTGGCGGCGGCGGCGGTTATAACATCAACGCCAGTTCAGCTACCGCAGGTTCTAGCAGTGGTTCAGGCGGTGGCGCAGGTTATCCTGGATCCGGCTCTACAGTCAACGGCGGTGCCACCACTGGACTTTCGTATCCAGAATTTGCATTATTGATTAACAACACTAACGGTGGTAGTTCTTCAACTAGCAATGGTGCTGGCGGTGGTGGAGGCGCAGGCGGCGCTGGCAGCAACGGCGCAGCTAGTCAACAAGGTGGTGCAGGTGGTGCTGGTAAACAAAGTTCTATTTCTGGTACAGCCACATACTATGCTGCAGGTGGCGGTGGTGGTGGCGGCGGTGTAGGACAAAGCAACGGCGGCACAGGCAACACAGGTGGCAAAGGCGGCTATACTGCTGGACAAGCTGGCACAAACGGTGCAGGCGGTGGTGGCGGCATGGGTGGCGGCGGCGGCGCTACAAACTCAGGTGCAGGTGGCAATGGTTCTACTGGCAACGTGATCATCCGCGTAGCTACTTCTCGCGTGGGCACAGCCTCAGGTTCATATAGTTCATTTACTGTGGGCAGTGACACTATTTTCTATTGGACTGGCTCAGGGACATATATACCATAAGGACACACAATGGCATTTCCTATATCACCTTCTGACGGTCAACTTGCAACAGTAAATGGCATAGCGTATAGCTACAATGCTGCTAATAATGCTTGGACTCGTTCCCAAGTCAATAACTTCATTATCCCTGGTAATCTAGTTGCAGCATCAGGAACTACTAGTACCAACACCACAACTGGTGCATTAGTCGTTACTGGTGGCGTAGGTGTAGGCGGCAACATATACATGGGCGGCACTGGTTTGTTCTGGGCCAATGGTGCTATCTATGCAGCTGGTACTACTCCTAATTATGTTGGTACTGCTAACGCAGCTATATACGCACAAACTACTGCGTATACTACGCAGACCTTCTACCCTGCTTTCAGTAACATAGCAGGTGGAAATACAGCTCTTGGTGTAAACTCAGGATTAACATTTAATGCTACCTCAGGTAATTTAACATCAGTCGGACACGTAGGCACCCATTGGGGTGCAGTGGCTGCGACCACGGCAAATGTAAGCTCAGGCGCAGCCAGTACCAGCACAACAACAGGAGCACTCATTGTAAACGGTGGCGTCGGTGTAGCAGCTAATTTAAATGTCGGCGGTAATGTCGCAACAAACAACTCTATCAAAATATCTAGTTTGACTACAACTAGTGCAGTTACCATGCAATATAACGTAAGTACAAGCAGTTTAGATTTTGTCTTTAGTTAAACATGACAACAAAAACAATATTCATCACAAATGTAGGATACAGTACTTTCACAGTACCTTCAGATTTTATATCATTGGTTTCAGTAGAAGCTATCGGAGCTGGCGGAGCTGGTGCTGGAAGCAGCGTTGGCGCTGCTGGCGGCGGTGGTGGCGGAGGAGGTTCCTATGCTAAGTCTATTAGTGTTTCCGGACTTTCGCCAGGTTCCACTGCATATTGTTTAGTAGGCAGCGGTAACATTGCATTAAGTCCAGTGTTCCCCACATTCACCCTCTCACCAGGCATACCAATAGAGTTAAAACATACATGGTTTAACACATCGTCAAATGCTAAACCTTCTACTAGTTCAACTGGCGTCTTTGCTGCTGCAGGAAACTCAAGCTATTATAATAGCAATACTCTAACATTTTCTCCAGGTCTCGGTGGTGGGTATTGGACACCTTCCATAGGAACCACTACTTATTTTGGGGGCAATAACTCAATTACTAACGTAGGTTGGTCTGGCGGTGGCGGCGCAGCTGGTCCAGGTGGAAATGGTGGAGATACACGCCTCACAACCAGCGGCGGCGGAGGAGGAGCTAGTCTAACGCATGCTGGGTATCCAGCAATTGATGCTAACGGCGGCAACGGCGGTGCAGGATATGGCGGTGCAATTGCTGGATATGATGCGTTTTTGTCAGGAAGCTCAGGAGCATTAAATGGATCAGGCGGCGGAGGGTGTGCTGCTGGCGTCAATGGTCTTCGCAACATGTATACTTCACCTGGCGCAGATGGATCTTATTGGACTGAAACAGGTACAAATAGACCTGCAGGATCAGGTGGCGGCGGTGGTAGTTGCATTAGTGGAGGTGGAAACTGGTATAACAATCACGGCGGTCTTTATGGCGGGGGTGCAGGAGGTAGTCCTCCACTAACTGGCCAAAACGCATCAGAGATTCAGAATCCATTGACAAGAGGATACGTGCTTGCATTGGATAAAACATCTTGGTACGGTGGCCAAGGTATAATAGTATTCACTTATATTTCAGCCACACCAACAGGCACATTACATAGACTTTATAGCACTGGAAATCTCAACACAGTATCGTTATTAGATGAGACTATTACTTCATCAAACGTTCAATTTTCTGCTGATAGCATCAACGGTATATTAGACGAAGTAATATATAGTGATGCAAATAATCCTCAGATGAAATTAGGAAACAACAGAACTATCTACGTTAAAAACATTTTTGACGAGATAGGACTATAAGTAAAATAATATATAATAAAGATTAAACATTATGGCAAAACTATTAGGTGGCACTAGAATATACGGAAATTTAACAGTAGATGCTAATCTGTCACTGACAGGTGGTAACGTCTCCACTTCGACAACAACTGGCGCATTAGTTATATCAAGTGCAGGAGGATTAGGCGTAGGTGGATCAGCATATATAGGCGGAGGCCTAACTGTTTTGAGTGCAAATGTAGTTTTTGCGTCTGGAACAGCTAGTACAAATACAACCACTGGTGCTCTTGTAGTATCCGGCGGCGCTGGCATCAGTGGTGCATTATACGCTGGCAGTATTTTCTCAGGTGGCAGCGCTGTACTAACCGCAGAAGCAGATACATTAGCTACCGTTACAGGCAGAGGTGCTACTACTGCTACTGCAGTGAGTATCACAAATGCAACAGCTAGTACAACTGCGAGTACTGGTGCTCTAGTGGTCACAGGTGGCGTAGGCGTAGGTGGTGTAATTCAAGCAGGTGGTAATATTGTTGCTGCTTCTACTGCAGTTAGTAGCAGCAAAACAACTGGTGCTCTAGTGGTCACAGGTGGTGTAGGCGTAGGTGGTACAATATACGCAGATCAAGCTAGAATAACTAACACAGCTGATTCTGTAAGTACTTCAACCGGCGCATTAGTTATTCAAAATGGTGGTCTAGGTGTTGCAGGTAACGTGTGGATTGGTGGAAATTTATATGTAGCAAACATTGTTTCTACTACTTACAGTCAACTTTCTGTTAATGATCCGCTGCTATATTTAACCGCAAATACTCCACAGCCCTATATCTATGATATTGGTTTGTACAGTCAATTTGTAGGTGGACCGGTAAATGCATATGGTCACACTGGTATTGTTCGTCAGCAGTCAGCTAATACTTGGGTATTTTTCAGTAATGTTAAATCTGAACCAACCAATACTATCAACTGGGCTGATCCAGGTATCATCTATGATGCAGTAAAAACTGGCGATTTAAATATAGCGAATTCAACTGTAAGTTCTAGTACAACTTCAGGCGCTTTAATAGTCTCCGGTGGCGCAGGCGTAGGGGGAAGGTTAAATGTAGGCGGCAACGTAGTTGTCTCGTCAGGCGCAGCCAGTACCAGCACAACAACAGGCGCATTAGTGATCCCTAGCACAGGAGGTCTTGGTGTAGGTGGTGTAATTCAAGCAGGTGGTAATATTGTTACCAGTGGTAATTTTATATCTACTTCTGCAACAAATATCACTGCAAACAACGGCGCATTTGCTTACGGCACTGTAAGTTATTCTGACAGTAATGTTTTGGCTTCGTTCTCGTCAAATGTGAACGGCTATAATCAAATGATTTTGCAAAATGCCAACAACGGTAGCTCTGCTTCGACTAATTTTAATGTGTCAAATGATCGAGGTAATGCCACATATTATTACGGCGAATTTGGCATGAACAGCAGTCAGTTCTCTGGCAGTAGTCCATTTAGTTTGCCAAATAATGTGTATCTCGCAGCTGCTACCAGCGATCTCGTTATAGGTACATATTCTAGCAATGCGATAAAGTTTGTTATAAATTCAGGCGCGAATGAATCAGTAAAAATTGATACCAATGGAAATTTAATCGTTGTATCCAGTACTACCAGTACCAGCACAACAACTGGTGCTCTAGTGGTCACAGGTGGCATAGGCGTAGGTGGTGTAATTCAAGCAGGTGGTAATATTGTTGCTGCTTCTACAGCAGTTAGTAGCAGCACAACAACTGGCGCATTGGTAGTTAAAGGCGGACTTGGAGTAGCAGGTTCTATATATGCTAGCTCTGCAATAATCACTAGTAGTGCAGCTTCTAGTGATAAAACCTCTGGCGCATTAGTTATTCAAAATGGTGGATTAGGTGTCGGTGGTGCTGTTTGGGCAGATTCTTTGAATGCATTTTCATATGTTAATGTTAAATCTTCAGGGGGTCCAAATTCTTATTTAAGCACGTATCAATTTGATATGGGATCACCCAGTGCACCAACTCTACTAAGTTTTAATATATCTGGTGGTTATAGTGTAGACAATCCGGGAACAAGCCAAATATTCTTGAAAAGCTCGGACGGCAGTACAGTTGATAATTATATGTTAGCTACTCCAACTAGTATCGAATTCAAAGATACAGCGACATTTTTTACCAGTATAGGACCAAAACTCACTAATACATCTTTGGATTTTTATAATCCTGCTACCGGTACACTAGTTTCTACATTAAATTCAACCAGTTTTAGTCATAGCGGCAGCATCACTACTACTTCTACTGCAGTCAGTACTAGTACAAGCACTGGTGCTCTGGTAGTCTCAGGTGGTACCGGTATCGCAGGAAGATTGTTTGTAGGTGGCAATACTGTTATTGCAAACACAACTACTAGCACAAGTGCAACAACTGGCGCTCTAGTGGTCACAGGTGGTGTGGGCGTAGGCGGCAACATTTATATAGGTGGTACTGGCTTGTTTTGGAGCAATGGTGCTAGCTATGCAGCCAGTACTACTCCTAATTATG